AGGTTTAGGTTCTTTGCAAAGTCAAGCACAAGCAGCTGGAGCCTTTGGTGGCTCAAGGCATGGTATTGCTATGGGTGAGATTGGTAGAGAAACATTAGATACCTTAGCGCAATCATCAGCTGGTCTAAGACAAGCAGGTTATCAAAATGCTCAACAAGCAGCTTTACAAGACATTGGAAATGATTACAACTCACAAATAGCTAATCAACAAGGTGGTCAATTTAATGTAAATACTAGTATGCAAGGTCAATTAGCAAATCAACAAGCTGCTCTACAAGCTAGTCAATTAAATCAAGGTAATGCTTTACAAGCAGGTTTAGCAAATCAACAGAATTCATTACAAGCACAAGGAATGAATCAAGGAAATGCGTTAGATGTTGCACGAATGAACCAAGCTACAGGATTACAAGGTCAATTAGCAAATCAATCTAATGCTTTGCAAACTCAAGGAATGAATCAACAATATGGTATGCAAGGGCAGTTAGCTAATCAACAAGCTAATATGCAAGGGCAGTTAGCAAATCAATCATCAGGGTTACGTGATATAGGCAACCAATTACAAGCCTCTTTAGCTAATCAGTCTGCTAGTCTACAAGGTCAATCACAGAGATTAGGAGCGGCGAATCAATTAGGTCAATTATCTAATCTTGGATTTGGAATGGGGCAACAAGTTAATCAGAACATAGCACAACAAGGTGCAATGCAACAAGCTCTACAACAAATGGTTATGGACAATGCTAAAAATAACTTTAGTCAATTCACAAACCAACCAGTACAAGGACTTGGTTATTTGAATAATGCTTTAAATGCTACACCATCAGACAATTCGTTTAATCAAACACAAACTAAAACTAAGACACCAGGTTTGTTTGATTATCTTAGTCTAGGCGCATCAGGCTACACAGGAGGTCAGTAATGGCACTAGGTATAGGACAATTATTGCTTGGTGGTCTAATTGGTTCTCAATTAGGCAAAAATGGGTTATTGGGTATGGGTAATGAAGAAGAAGAAAACCCACAACCACAAGCACAACCTACGCCAACTGAACAACCAAGTGGTGGAGCCTTTGGTGGTATTGGTGGCATGGTCAGTGGTATAAGTAATCAATTGTTTGATGGTATGAGCCAAGAGCAAGTAGCTAGACTAGGTATGGGGTTTAACTCAATGCGATTAAACCCTAGTGATAACTTAGCGGCTAGTTTTCAAACTACTATTAATGATAGCACTACAAAAAAGAAATTAACAAAACAAACTAATGCAACATTAAATTATTTGCAAAATGCAGTATCGCCACAATATCCAAATGGTCGAACAGACATTATAGAAATGCTAACAAAAGGAGTTATATCTCCAACTGATGCAATAACTATGATGAATAAAAAGCCAAGTGCATTAGCAGAGAAATTTACTACATATACGAGATTAAAAACAGTTTATGGTAGCGCTGATAAAATTCCACCACAAGAATTACAGTTGTTAGGTATTACTCAAAACGAAGTAAATAGTATTGAAGAGTATGAGTATTACAAGACAAATACTCCTGATGAAACACCTATTTCTTATTTAGCTTTCTTAAATCAAAAAACACCTACAACAGAAATAACAATTGAAGGTGATCAAAGAGATGAAGGAAACGCTTTTTGGAAAGAATATAACAAAAAAGCTATACCTGACATGATTGCTTGGGAAAATCTAGGTGGTAGTGATGCCTTAATGAACCTTGTTAAGTTAAAAGATGCTCTAACTGAATTAGAAAAACCGGGTAGCATGGTTACTGGTGCAATCATTGGTATGGCTCCTGACTTAGTTAATGCCTTTATTAACCCAACCGCTACAGATGTGCGTGAAAACATTGAATCAGTAGTGCAACGTAACTTAAAAGCTGTACTAGGCGCTCAATTTACTGAGAGAGAGGGTGAAAGACTAATTAGTAGAGCATTTAATCCGAAACTACCTCCAGAAACAAACGCTAAACGATTAAAACTTCTTATTGAACAGATGGAGCAATCAGCTCAAGCGCAAAATGCTAGACTAGCGTGGATAAAAGACCCTGCTAACAACTCTAGTTTTAGAGGATTTGATGGTGCTACTCCAAACATGATGGATATGTGGACTGCGATAGCGCAATATCAAGTAGGTGACATAGTAGAAGGTAGAAATGGTAAGAAATTTATATATCAAGGTGGCGATGATAAGAGCAAGTCATCATTTGTTGAGATAAAGTAAAGGAATAATAATGGCAGAACTTGATCCGTGGGAAAGTGAAGTAGAAGATATGACATGGGCGCAGGCTCTTGTAGAAGGTGGTCAAAACTTACCAATGTCTACAATTAGAGCTGGTGGTGATATAGTTGATGCAGTAATGAGTCCTATAGAAACAGGACATACACTTCTTAAACTTATGCAAGGTAGTTTTCATTTAATATTGCCTGAAGAAATACAAAAAAGATTCGATCCTGAAGGAAAGACTGAAGAAAGTCAAGCAATGGCTCAAGCAGTTGGTAAATATTTTGTAGATAAATACAGTAGTGAAGATAGCATTAAACACGTAGTAGCAACTGATCCAGCTTCAATTCTTATGGACATAGCTACTGTGTTGTCAGGTGGAGCAGCAGTTGTAGCTAAGACAGGACAATTAACTAAAGTTGCTAAAATTTCTAGTATTGGAAATGCTATGCAAAAAACTGCAAAATATGTTGATCCTGTTATAGCTCCTATTGCATTAACTGGTACAGCAATAAATAAAACTGGAATACTAGCTAGAGAAGTAGCTGGCGCAAACTCAGGTACAGGTGGAGCAGCAGTTGCTACTGTTGTAGATGAATCAAGAGCAGCTTCTAATCAAGGAACTATAGGAACAAAAGGTGATAGACTTGGACGAGGTGAACAAGGACAAGCACTTACACAGGCAATGCGTGGTGGTGGTGATTTAACCGAAGTTTTAAATATTGCAAAGCGTGATCTTGAAGTAATGAAAGTTGCAAAAGCTGATAATTATAGAGCTAATGAAAGTCTTTGGAAATTAGACAACACTATATTAGATTTTAAAGCTATAGACGATGCAATACTAAAAGCTGAAAACATGGTTATTTATCAAGGTAATACTGTTATAAATCCAAAAGGTGTACAAGCAATAAAAGAATTAAAAGAAATTATTACTGAATTTAAAGGCAAAGACCCGCGAACACATCACACTGCTGAAGGTTTTGACAAAATGAAACAAAAAATGTGGTCAGTTGTTGAGGGCGTTGATCCTAATAATGCAACTGCATCAGGTATAGCAAAAAATATGTACCATTCAGTTAAGAAGACAATAGCTGATCAAGCCCCTGGTTATTCTAAGGCAATGAAAGAATATTCAGATGCAATGGAACTTATAAGTGAAATTGAAAAAACATTATCTTTGGGAAGTAAAGCAAACATCGATACTGCTATTAGAAAACTAAATTCATTGATGCGAGATAATGTTAATACAAATTATGGACAACGAGCTAAATTAGCTAGGCAATTAGAAGATGTAGGTGGAGAGAAATTCATTGCACAACTTGCAGGTCAACAATTTAACGCTCTTATGCCTAGAGGCATACAAGGTGCAATGTTACCAACTCTTGCAACAGGTGCAGTTTACACAGGAGGAGGATCAATACCAGCAGCAGCGGCAATGTTTGCAACTGGCTCTCCAAGAGTAGTAGGCGAAACTGCTAATATGACTGGATACATTATGGGTAAGCTAGACAAATTACCTACACCTTCTTATGAGGGCATTGGAGGATTGTTAGAGATACTTTATCAAACACAAGCAACAATGGAAAACAAACAGAATCAATAAAGGATTAAAAATGGCACATACACAACTAAAATCAATGAGTGATGATGATGTACAAGACATAGCAAGTGATGCTGTACAAAGTGCTATTAATTTTATTGAAAGTGAAATTGCATTAGATAGAATAAAATCTCAGCGTTACTTTGAAGGTGAGGTAGACATTGGTCAAGAAGATGGTAGATCAAAAATAGTTGCTACTAAAGTCAGAGATACTATTAGAGCTATTAAACCTAGCTTAATGCGTGTGTTTTTATCATCAGAACATCCAGTTGAGTTTATACCTACTAGCCAAGAAGATGTTAAAAGTGCAGAACAAGCTACTAAATACATTAATTACAAGTTTGGTGAGCTTAATGGCTACACGCTTCTTAATGATGCAATACACGATGCCTTAATTAAAAAAACAGGTGTTCTTAAAGTTTGGTGGGAAGATAACACAGATGAAGAATTTTTTAACTTTACGAATGTTACTGAGGAAGAGATGGCTGCTATTGTTAATGAGCCTGATGCTACAGTCATTGAACAATCTATGGAGATGTCTATGGAGATGGGTGATGATGGCATGGAGATGGAAACACCACAATATTCGCTCAAAGTAAGTTACAAAAAAGAAAAAGGTAAGCTGTGTGTAGAAGCTGTACCACCTGAAGAATTTTTAGTTGATCGTAACGCTAAGTCTGTAGAAGATGCATATGTTGTAGCACACAGAACAGAGATGCGAGTAGGCGATCTTGTGCAAATGGGTTATGATTTTGATGAAGTATCAGAATTATCAGGTTTGTCCTCAGACGATACATTTACCGATTCTGAAGCGTTTGAGCGTAAAGGCTACGAACAAGATGAAGAAGAAACAACAATGGACATAAGCATGAAGAAGGTTGCTGTGACAGAAGCCTACATGAAAATGGACAAAGAAGGTACAGGCATAGCTTCAATGTACAAAATATTAATGGCAGGTGGTGATAATAAATTACTAGAATGTGAGCCTTATGGGGAAGTGCCATTTGCAATTTTTGAAATTGATCCTGAGCCACACACATTCTTTGGTCGTAGTGTTGCAGACTTAGTTATGAACGATCAAGACTCAGCTACTGCTATGATGCGTGGAATGATGGACAACGTAGCCTTAACAAACTCTCCTAGACAGGGTTATGTACAAGGACAAGTTAACGTAGATGATTTAATGAACAATGAGATTGGTGGTTTAGTCAGGATGAAGTCACCAGCAGCTTTAGTAGATATAGCTACTCCATTTGTAGCTGGTCAAGTATTAACTGCAATGCAATATATGGATGATGCAGTAGAAGCTAAAACAGGTGTAAGTAGAGCTTCTATGGGGCTTGATCCTGATGCTTTACAGAATACATCAGCTACAGCGGCTCGTTTACAAGCACAACAAGGTTCAGCACAAATAGAAACAATGGCTAGAAACCTTGCAGAAGGTGGTGTAAAGCGTTTGTTTAAGCTAATGTTACATCTCTTAGTTGAAAATAGCTGTGAAGAAACTATGATGCGTTTGTCAGGTGAATTTATTCCAGTTGATCCACGGTCTTGGAACACAGGCATGGACATGACAGTAAATGTTGGTCTTGGAACTGGTAGAGAAGAGTCAAGAGTAGCGGCGCTTAACCAAGCATTACAAATGCAGATGCAGATATGGGGTACATATGGCAATCAAAACGGATTAGTAACAATGACAGGCATTAGAAACACACTTGGTGACATGCTAGGAATAGCTGGTATTAAGAATGTTGATCGTTACTTTAATCCTATGACTGCTGAAACAGAAGCTCAATTAATCCAACAACAAGCAGAACAAGCAGCTCAAGCAGAACAAACTTTAACTGAACCTGAAGCAATCGTACAAGCAGAACAATATAAAGCAGATAAGAAAGCTGAAATGGATATGTTAAGAGCGCAAATAGATGCTCAGAAAGCAATTGCAATAGATGATAGAGAGCGAGATAGAATGGATCAAGATTTATTGACTGATGCAGCTAAGATAATTGGACAGTATGGTACAAAAGTTGATGTAGAGAACATAAAAACAGCTCAAGCAGAGGCTAGATACCCACAAGAATCACCAGCTCAAGCAGTTACTGGAGGTAGGTTCTAGTGCTAAACAATCTATCAATAGTAGAAAAAAGCGCTAAAATGAAGACATTACAGGCTGATGACACGTTTCAATTAGCCTTAAAAGAAATTACTGAACAGCAAGTTGCTGTTTTTGTAGAAGCTGATTCTAGTACAGAACAGCGTGAGAAAGCACACGATATGATATGTGCGCTTAGAAAGATTGATGATTATTTCGACTCTGTAAGAACAGATGAGGTAATGTTTAATCGTAAACTAACCAAAGGAGAATCAGCACCGTGAGTGAAACTACGACTGAAACTACAATAACTGACATCGATAGTGCTTTAAGTAGCATTATGGAGTCACCTGAAGAAACAACTGAAGCTATTATTGAAGAAGAAATTCAGGAAACAGAAGAAATATCTGCTGAGTCTGAAATAGAAGAAGAAGTTGATTCCGAAGAAGAAGTGGAAGAAGATCAAGAAATTGAGGCTTCTGAAACAGATACCGAAGACCACCTAGAGGATGCAAGTCCAGAAGAGCCACGATATTCTGTCAAAGTAGATGGACAAGAAGTCGAGGTATCCTTAGAGGACTTAAAGCAAGGCTATAGTGGGCAACAGTATGTCCAAAAAGGTATGCAAGATGCTTCAGCACAAAAGAAAGAAGCTGAAGCTGTTTATGCAGCCTTAACTAATGAACGTCAGCAATTAGCTGAGTTATATCAATCGATTCAACAGGGTAATATTACAGCACCTCCTGAGAAACCTACAAAAGAAATGTTTGATGCCGATCCTATCGGTTACATGAAACAAAACTTGGACTATGAAGAACAGAAGGGCGCATATGATATGCAAATGATGCAATTGCAACAAGTGTCACAACAATCAAGTGAAGCTGAAGCAAATGCAAAACAAGCGTATCTTAAAGAACAAATGCAAATATTACAACGTGAAATCCCTGATTTTGCAGACTCTAAACGAGCAACTGCACTCAAGGAGAATTTGGTCAAATATGGAACTACTCATTATGGTTACACGACAGAAGAGATTTCTCAAATAACTGATCATAAAGCGATTAAAGTGCTACACGATGCTGTAAGGTATCAGGAAATTATCAAAGGTAAGTCACAGGCTAAGACTAAAACTAAGTCTGCGAAACCAATGCTAAAACCAGGCGCTAAGAAAATGGCTACGCCAACTGCTAAAGTACGTTCACGCCAACAGGCAAAACTCAAGGACTCAGGTAGCATCGAAGATGCACTTGGGTTAATACTTAATAATTAATGGAGAAATATTATGGCACAGCCCAGCAATACGTTCGACAGTTATGATATTAAGGGTATTCGGGAAGACTTAGAAAATGTCATTTATGACATAAGTCCAGAAGAAACTCCTTTTTACTCATCGCTGAAAAAAGTCAAAGCAAGTAACACATACCATGAGTGGCAGACAGATGCTTTACGTTCAAGTGCAGCTAACGCTCACATTGAAGGTGACGACACTACTGGTGAAGCTCGTGTAGCAACAACTAGGCTCGGGAATTACACCCAGATATTTAAAAATGCCGTGGTTGTTCCTGACAGTGACGAAGGTCTTGATAAAGCAGGTCGTTCTGCTGAGATGGCATACCAAGTGCTTAAAATTGCTAAAGAGCAAAAGCTAGACATTGAGAAGGCTTTGTTTGATAACAATAAGTACGAGGCAGGTTCTGCATCAGCAGCTCGTGAGCTAGCAGGTTGTGGCGCATACGTGAAATCTAATGTTGCAAACATTGGTGGATCAGGTGGTGCTAACCCAGCTGGTGCCGTACCGGGTAATACGCCTCGTACAGATGGTACTGCGACTGTGTTTTCACAAGCAGACTTTGATACTGTTATGGAGTCTATTTGGACTAACGGTGGTAAGCCTGATACGGTTTATCTAAGCTCGTTCCAAATGAACAAAGCTCTAGCATTTACTGGTATGAACAACCAACGCTCTACAATTGGAGCTTCTGTTGGTGGTTCTAACGCTGTTATTAATGCAGTAGATGTATATGTCACTCCGTGGGGTACTGTTGATTTTGTACCTTCTAGAGAGAACCGTGGCAAGGATGTTTGGATCATGCAGGCGGATATGTGGGCAGTTGGTGTTCTTAGACCAACTAAAAACACAGAGTTAGCTAAGACTGGTGACTCAACTAAACGTCAAGTATTGACTGAGCTAACGCTTATCTCTAAAAATGAGAAAGCATCAGGTTTAGTTGCTGACTGTTCTACATCATAATAATGTAGAATAATGGTGTGGGGAGTCCTCCTTAACTTCCCACACTACTTAAAGGAATTGTATGAAAACTAGTGAACAAGTACATTTTGATAATAAAAACGGTAAGATTATTATTGAAAAACAATTTGATAATCAAGGTACGTTAGATCGAGTTGACCAATTAGTAAAGGGAAAACATGGTATAACAGGAGAAAATCGTCTTGTTGGATCAATACCAATGCACGTTATTACACAATGGTGTAAAGATGCTGGTATAAGATGGGATGACACAGAGGCTCGTAAAGAGATTGTAAGAAAAAAAATTCTTAGTGGCGATTTTGATAAGTTACGAGTATGGAAAGGCACATTTTAATTATTATGGGAGTCCAGCATGGCTGATACTACAACTACTACGTTTACCCTTGTTAAGCCAGAGGTTGGAGCTTCTGCTGATACTTGGGGTGCGAAGTTAAACACAAATTTAGATTCAATAGATAACTTATTAGATGGTACGACAGCAGTCAAACCTAATCTAACTGCAGGGCAATGGAAGGTAGGTGGTACAGCTATCACTTCTACAGCAGCAGAAATTAACTATACTGATGGTGTGACAAGTGCCATTCAGACACAGCTTAACGCTATTACAGCTAACGATTTTGTAACTCAAGCTCGTATGGCAGTAAACTCAATCGACTCGGATCAATACATTGATGGAAGTATTGACGTAGCTCACATGAGTGCAAATTCCGTGGATAGTGACCAATATGTTGATGGAAGTATTGACCATGTTCATCTAGCAGGAGATGCGGTGGATGGAGATAACCTAGCTGACAATGCTTGTGATAGTGAACACTATACTGATGGAAGTATTGACCACGTTCACCTAGCGGGAGATTGTATAGATGGAGATAACATTGGTGATAATGTTATTAATAGTGAGCATATAGCAGCAGACTCAATTGATGCAGAACACTTAGCACCAAACTCAGTTAACACAGATGCTATTATTGATGATGCTGTGCGAACTGCACACATACAAGATTCACAAATTACCGAAGCTAAAATGGCTGCAAATAGTGTAGATTCTGATTCTTATGTAGATGGGAGTATTGACTTAGCTCATATGTCTAGTGAATCAGTAGACGAAGACAATCTACATATATCCAATGCGGGTACAAATGGTTTTTTCCTTAGTAAGCAAAGTGGAAACTCAGGAGGCTTAACTTGGGCAGCAGTACCTGAAAGCGAAGACTATATACCTAATGGTTCTGTCATGGTGTTCTTTCAATCAGCAGCTCCTACAGGTTGGACTAAAGTTACATCGCAAAATGATAAAACACTAAGGGTAGTATCAGGAAATGGTGGTGGTACAGGTGGTGATTGGGCAATGTCAGCAGGTGAAACAACTTCAAACCATGCAGGTCACGTTCACACAGGCGCGGCGCATACTCACACATCAACAGCACATACTCACGCTACTTCAGCGCATACATTATCCACAGCACAATTAGCTTCACATACACATACCTATACTCGACCAAATGCTACTTCTATTGCAGGTCCAGGTAATCCAGCTTATGGTGGTTTCCCAGCATATCGTACTACAACAAACGCCAACTCAGGTGGTTCAGGTAGTGGTAATTCGCATACACACGGAAATACAGCTTCTACAACTCCGGGTGCAACTGGATCAACTACTCCAGGCAATTCAGGTTCGGCAGGTGCGCACACGCATACAATACAAGCACCACAGTATATTGATGTTATAATCTGTAGTAAGGATAGTTAATAAGGAATGACTAAGTGCCAAAAGGAAAAAAGGATTTAGAGATAGAATTCACTTGCCCACTCGGAAGTGAATGTGAAGAAATAAGAAATAATAAAGTATACCGATGTATGTGGTATACAAAGGTAGTTGGTGATGATCCAAACACAGGTGAGTCACACGAAGATTGGTCATGTGCAATATCATGGATGCCAACTTTGCAAATTGAAATGGCTAATACTAATAGGAGCCAATCAACTGCATTAGAAAGTTTCAGGAATGAAACGGTAAAAGGACAAGCTACGTTTAACCAAATATTAGCTAGTGGTGTAAATAAAAAATTAATAGACAAGGAGTAAAAAAATGGCTGTAATTTCAATGTGCAAAGTCGATAACGCTGTAACTATAGATGGCAATCTACAAACAGTTGATTTATCTTCTCTTGCTTCAAATATATGGGCAATCCAATGGACTAATTCAACTGGTGAAATTGAATATACTGATGGTACTGCACACTTAACAATAAGTGACATGAGTCCTTATTCTTCTTTTACAACTGCTCATGCTACTGCAAAAGCTACTGAGGATGCATCACTTGCTTCAATTGCTTCAGCTGCTGCAACTGCAGCATCAGCGAAAACTGCTCATGAAGCGACATATGGTTGGAAACGTCAACAAGAGTATCCATCTGTAGGTGATCAACTTGATGCTTTATATAGAGCTGGAACTTTTGATTCAACAATAACAGCGGCAATCTTAGCTATAAAGGACAAATATCCAAAGCCATAAAATTTAGAGGTAACACCATTTGATAGGGAGGGTTAAATGAATGAAGCAATTGTTTATTATGGTTACACTAATAACCTAGATAGACCTCATGCATTACTGCACGGTAAAGAGCCTACAGTAGCAATTAAAGAGTTTATGGATACTTCTGAAGAACTAAGGTTTTTGAAGTGTCCAGCTTATAAAGATGCTATGCACAATGTTTTTGCTATATCCTCATGGTTTAGCTTAGATTTAGACCTTGTTGATGGTGGTTTATCATCGACAAAATCCCAAAACTTCATAGACAACTACATTACTACTCATAGTGATGTTAATAAGGTTTATGCCCTAGAACAATCCGTAATGTTTATTGCTAAAGACGATTCTTTAAACATGACACAAGAACATCCAACAATGTCAGACAATTCTTTTACTAAAGATTGTTCCGTGATTAATGGCGTATTTGACATTGGCAAACACTTTCGAGATTTATCTTGTGCTTTTTATATTAAAGGTGGAGTTAACAAAGTTAATATAAAAGAAGATGACACTATTTACTATTTACGGTTTCATACTAAAAAGAAAATAAAACTTGTACCTTTTTTTATGAGTCCAAAATTTGAAGCCTTAACACGAACATTAGGATTTAAAGACACTAAATCTAACTCTTACAAACCACTATCTTATTACTACAATCTATTTAAAACTAAAAATTATAAACGTCTTTTAATACAAGAAATTAAGGAAAACTTACTATGATCTCACCTACTTTTGCAGTACCAATTGGACGATATAACATCAATAGACCATTAACTAAAGATGAATTGATGCTTTTAAACAATTTAGACATGGAACAAAATCAAGAAAATTATGTAAGCGTAGACTCTTATGTTTTAGATAAGTTAGAAAACTTAAAAAAAGATATTGAAGTAATTTTAAAAGAATATACAGACGAATGTTTAGATTTACCTGAAGATGCTGAAATTTATATAACGCAATCTTGGGTTAATCACACATCAAAAGGTGAAAGTCATCACAAACATTATCATTGGAACTCTATTTACTCAGGCTCCTTTTACATAGATGTTGATCCATTAAGAGATGCTATTGAGTTATGGAGTGGACATAAACCATTGTTTGATTTTTACAAACCTGAACACTTTAGCACTTGGTTCCCATGTGAAGTTGGTGCTGTATTTTTATTTCCATCAAATATAGATCACTCAGTTAGAGTTATTGCTAATGGTATGACACGAAAAAGTTTAGCCTTTAATACTTTTGTAAGAGGTGATATTGGTTCAATAAATGGATTAACTAAAATAACACTATGAAAATTGAAGATTTTGTTACCGTAAAAAATGTAATGCCTGTAGATTTCTGTGAAGATTTTATAGAAAACGCTAAAAATGGTGATTGGGATAAACACAAATGGACAGACAACTATGAACATAAACAAGAATTTTCAAGAGATGGTGCAGAAGAATTAGATATTCAATTTACAGATAAAGAGATGCATAAAAAATTAAACCCTTTTATTGATGGTGCTATACATAGTTATATGAACGGACTAGGTGACCACGGTGAGATGATTGCAGATATTGTTTCAAAATATTCTAATCCACGATTAAATAGATATTCATTAGGTCAAGGCATGGCTAAACATTATGATCATATACATTCTTTATTTTCGGATCATGAAGGTGTTCCTGTATTAAGTATAGTAGGTTTACTAAATGATAATTTCAAAGGAGGTGATTTTGTGATTAGAGGAAAAAAGAAAAAATTAAAGCAAGGTGATATATTGATAATGCCATCAGCATTTCTGTATGCACATGAAGTGTTACCAGTTAAAGAAGGCGTTAGAAATTCATTTGTTTGTTGGGCGTACTAATGCAAGTAATTAAAAAGGCTGTATCAAAAGAACTATGTAATTTTCTAACGCACTATATTAGAAATTATAAAAAAGCAATTGCCTACATGATGCATGAAAAAGTTATTGCACACGACATGCCAGATTTTGGAACGTGGCAAGATCAACAAGCACCTCAGACTTTTTCACATTATTCTAATCATGCTATCGAAACTTTAATGGAGCAGTTAACTCCTGTTATAGAAAAAGCAACTGGTAAAGAACTTTATGAAGTTTTTTCTTATGTAAGAGCTTACAAAACTGGAGATGTATTAGAGCCTCACAAAGACCGAGATGGATGTGATGTTGCAGTTACAGTACATTTAGGTGGTAATCCGTGGTCTATATTTATAGAGTATGATGAGGTAATATTAGAGCAAGGTGAGCTATTAATTTATGATGGAACTAATGAAGTGCATTACCGTAATAGGTTTGAAGGTAAAGATTGTATCCAATGTATGTTAATGTATACTGAAAATTTAGCTGACAAATATGATGGTAGAAAACACTTAGGATTGCCTTCATATTTCAATAACAGAGATGTTGCAGATGACTATAAAATAGAAGGATTAGACAGTGATACAAAAAAAGATTAATAATACAATTGCCTTTGGCATAGTAGCTTGTTTTCTTATATTGTCTTTCTCAGCTATGGCTGAAACAACTACTGTAGATCAAACAACGACATCTACTGTGAACACGACAGGAAAAAACGAAACTACAGTCT